GTTGCAACGTGGTGAATGTTCAAATATACCCAATCACCGCTGACCATGTTCTCGGTAGCGGTAAAGTATAGGCGGTTAACTGCGTTTGTTGTGATCAACTGCATATTTATATAATGGGAAAAAACGAAAATGTAACGAATAAAAAAAGGGAGCACGAATGCCCCCCTTCAAAATATGGAAAGTGTGTAGGGTTAATCCAAAGGTACAGTACCCGTGAATACAACGATTGGGTCTTTCTCCATAGAAGTAAACGTCAAAGTCATGCCGTTTAAATCACCCATCGCAGTTCCAGTAGCAGAAGTTCCAGTAGTTAAATAAACTCCGTTCTCCAATCCCATAACCCACTGAGCACCGTTTCTATCGGTAGCAATTACGGCTAATTTAGCTTGCGCTAATAGCTTCAACTGATTGCGAAGTTCAGCGGTTAATTTAGGCAATACGATTGAAAGTTCGGTTTGGTAAAAAGTAGTTCCATTTTCAACGCTTGAAGTAACTGTTTCGGTGAATTGTGCCGTGTTCATTGGCAATTCAAATTCAAAGAAACCACCCGTAGCGGTTGAGATAGCACCGTTTGTAACGGCACCGTAGTCCACATCTTCAAAGTTATCGATGTAAACTTTTTTTAATCCACCAACGCTATCTTTACAAGCGAGTGAATAACCTGCGGTTAATGCGCAACTCATATCTTTATTTTTTTATTTTTGTTTAAAAAAAAGGGTGGGCGATTTCACCCACCCCTTGGTTAATAGTTCAATCGTTTGATTAAGATGCAGCCATCATGAAACGAGCGCACTGATCAGGGAAAGCGATTTGAACACCTGCCTTGAATTCAGCAACGAAACGAACTTCGTCAGCTTCTTTTGCGTAGAAGATTTCGAAACGCTCTTCTTCGTTCAATAAGTCAGTACCGAAAACGAAGTGTGAAGTGCGACCTGCATAAAGGTCATAAGTACCGTTCAATCCGTTTACTCCGTACAACTTGATGTTTGAACCAGGCAAAGTCAATTCGTAGTTCTCAACACCGTTCAAGTAAGAAATGTTGAAGTAGTTTTGAGATACCAAACCTTGCTTAATTGCAGTGAATACGTCGATACCGCAGAAAATTGCAACGTCGTCGTAACCACGAATATCATTAGAGATATAAGTTTCAAAAGTGTTCAACAAAGCGATTGCGTTTGAAGGTGTAGAACGCAAAGTAGCAAATGAAAGGTCAGTTGCCCAACCGTAAGCTGCATCGTTTAAGTCAGTAACAGAAGCAGAAGAAAAGATAGAAGCAAATCCAGTGACTGAACCCGATGCACCTGTACCTTGCCATACCGCAGTTTCCAAGGTCTTCTGAATAGAAGCAACCTTTTGCTCTGCGTAAACTTGCTCAAATGGAATAGTTGTAGGCATTGAACCCGCAGTTAATTGGGTTTGCATCCAATACTGTTCCAAAGCCTTTGGGCACATTGCTTCGTGAACCTTCACGTGAACCGCAGTCAAGTTGCGCTGTGTGAAATCAGTAGTGTTTCCTGAACCATTGAATCCACAAGTATTGCCATAAGTGAAGGCAGTTGTGGTATCCAACAAGTTCAAAGCAGAAACATACTTCACACCAACTTGCTTGTTGATCAAAGAAATAGTGCGTGCGTTGAATAACGACTTGGTGATTAATGGTAGGGTTTGTTGATTAGTGTAAGTTGTTAACCCTGTAAAAGTGTAACTCATTTTTGTTTATTTTAATGCGTTTAAAAGTTTTGAAAATTTATCGTTTTGCTTTTCCTTTGGATTCAAGTAGGTAAAAGCAACAGGTTTTGAAACCTCGGCAGTAGGACGGCTTGCCACCTCTTCGACAACGGCACTCATGGCTTCGGTAGCTTTACCCATTCCATCCATGCGGGTCATCAAATCAGCAATCATACCTTCCAACTTGGTGATACGCTCGCTCATTGATTCCATTTCCTTAGCGTGGTCGGGCATTGGCATTGCTTCGGCCATTTCCTCGCTCGTTTCTACTTCAACCTCGATTGAAGGCTCTTCTTCAATAGGCATGATTTCAACGATCTTACCCGCTTCGGTTTTGATCTTAGCAACACCAACCAATTCGTGCTCACCATCGGGAGCAGGAACGGCATTACCATCTCCATCGATTACCATTACCTCAGCACCTACAACGATTTCACCGTTGATTGATACTTGACCACCACTTGCAAGGTCGTACATAGCGAACTCTTGGGCGGTTGGGGTAACTTCACTCGACATAAGATAGCTTTTAATTTTTAGCAATTCAGCTTTAATATCCATGTGATAAAAGTTTTATACTTATGAAATGGGAACGTAAAAAAAAGTGACAAAAAAATTATAGCATCGAAATGATTTCGTCAATCAAAATCACTTCCAATGGCAGTTGCTTGGATGCTTGGAAAGGTGCGTGAATGAAATCACCTTCAACGCTGAACCCTTTGAACGTTCCATCCTTAACTTGATTCCATACGTCTTCATTGTTCACTTTGTACGTACCGAACCAAGTACCTTCCGGACAATCTTCAAAGCCTTTGGGAGTAACGATACCACGATCAGCGTCGGTAATAAACGATTCAATCATGAACACATCCTTAATCGGTGTTTTGTGTTCGGTGTTGACGTTGGAAATGTACTGATTTTGCATGAACTTTTCCGCTATCTTCTTAATCGTTTCAACGGTGTACGTTACGTAGTACTCACCAAACTTTTCGTCACGTCGGAAAATCATTGAATAGGGTATCATTAACGGCCCAGTGACCAACCTTTTCTCTTCGTTCGATGTGAACTTCATGCGGTTGTTGAATGCTTGGAAATTGCGCTCGATTGCGGGAGCGTTAACGAGTGCGACAAAGTCAACACCTGTGCCTTCTTCATCGTTTACTACAAGCGAGTAAACGGGTAAATCATTGTAAGTATTCATATTTATTTTCCTAATGTTGCTGTTTGTGAAAGTCGTTTTGAGCGTTTTTGTTTATCTGATATATCGGTTTCAAGTACGTATGTACGCATGGTTTGTTGTTTCAAATTACCTTGTGCGTCTAATTGAAGTTGAGTACTTCCGATTGTTGGTGTAGTTGTAGCCATTGCAGAAGGGGATGGAACTGAACCAACACCACCGCCACCACCTTCGGAACCTGAACCGCCTTGAAATTGGGTTTTTGAAATTTTAGCAACTTGTGCAAGTCCAGTGGTCAAGGCAATACCCGCTTCAACGAACTGCGCACCTGTTGCAAGCTTAATCGGGTTACCACCTGCGGTCAACGCTCCGTTAACTGCTAAGAACGTACTAATCAAAGCTTGGGCAATACTGTACTTTTTATTTCTTTCAAAGGCTTTTCTTTGGCTCGCTTCATCTTTTTTAGCAAAGGCGTTATTTAATTCAGTCAACGCATTCAATCCATCAATGGTTAACTTACCCCATTTATTTATATTATCTTGCCTTTTCTTAAATGCTTCGTCATTTAATTTTGTAACGGTATCTTGATATTCTTTTTCTGAAATAATACCTTCTAAATACGCTTGTTTTAGAAGTTCTTTTTTCTTTTGAATCTTTAATCGCTCACTATCAAGTGCTAATTGAAGTGATGTCTTTTCAGCTTCAATGTTTTTGGCACGTTCTTCTTCATCTAACTTTCGTTGCTCCTCCGTTGCCTTGTCGTTGATTTCCTTTTTCTTTAAATTGATTTGGTCTTGCAACGCAGTTGTATCTATTCCATAATCACGTTGGATTTGAAGTAGTTGTTCCATCTTTTGCAACTCCAAAGCGGTGGTATCTTCACCATTTAATTTAGCTTGATTAATCAAATGGTCAAAGTAGCCATCGCTTAGATTCTTAGCATTTTCGTACTCTTGTTTTGTGCGGTCGAGAAAGTCCTTTGCGTTTTGTTCTAATTGTTTTTTGTTTTCAGCGTCTTTTTTATCCTTTTCGTCTTGTGCTTTTTTGTCGTTTTCTTGTTGCTTTTTTAACGCTTCTTCATCCATCTTTTGGATTTCCAATTTGAAACCCGCTTGTTCGTTGGTTATTTTGTCAAGTGATTTTTGCAGTTCCTCTTCGGTTTTATTTCCTTCCTCTGCAACCTTTTCGGGATCGAAAATTGTTTCGGCAATCAGTTGGTCAAAGCTTGAAAGGTTTAATTTAAAATCAATATCAGCACCAAAAAAGTTAGCCGTTTTTATCAATCCATTAACCAATCCGTCAACCATTTGTGTAATGGCTTTAATTGGGAAATAAAGTACATTAATAATATTTTTGGCAATTTCTTGGTTACGTTTCGCAGCTTCAACCGCTTGCTTCGTGGCCATTTGTTGGCCTTTCAGTTGAGTCTTTAAGCCAACAATAATCGCATCAGTTTCTTTAATCTTAATGTTTAAAATTTCACGTTGCGACTTTCCCTGCAATTTAAGAACGTTCTCGGTATCCTTGGTTAAGTTGTATTTCTTTTCTGCTTCCTCGGTATCTTTCTTGGCCGTTTCAATATACTTTTCCGTTTCTTGACTAACACCACCAACCGCTTCTTTTAAGTCATCCCAATACGCTACAAGCGTACCAATTAATACAATAATAGCACCGATACCCGTAGCAATTAACGCACGGGAAAATCCTTTTGTAGCCGTCGTTGCTATGTTTGTCGCTACTGCATTTTCCTTTTGTGCCTTACCCAAAAACATCAACGAAAACGCACTGTCTTTTTGAAGGATATTTGTGATAGCCGTTACCCCTTGAAGCAATGCCATCGCCCCTTGCGTCTTTTTAATCGCTTCCTCAACTGCTTTATTTTCCGTACCAAACAAGGCCATTGCACCTTGGGCAGCTGCGAAACCACCTGCAATACCTTGCGCACCCTGAGCAAACGCATCCAACTTAAACGTATCGGAAGACAATGCCTTGATCGCATTCTTGGTATCACCAATTTGATCCTTTACTTCTCCCGCTCTTTGTTGTAGTTTCCTAAACGCTTCTGAACCCGTTTGCCCCGAAGTGGCCATTTTGTTCAACTCGTTTTCAATCGAGCGAAGTTCCTGCTTTAAGTTCTTAAATTGCCCCGTGGCTTGGTCGGTTTCCGACTTAACTCGTAATACTATATCCTTTTCTACGTCTGCCATTACTGTATAATTGTTTGTGGTTTTGGTTCGTCTGAAATAAATGCACCCGTTCCGCTTGTTAACTCAAACACGATAGGGGTAAATGGTGCTAAGTCCAATACCTTCAAAAGTTCAATCGAGGTACTTTCATTACTGTTTGCATCGTAATCGTTGACCGATAGCAAGTAAAACAAAGTACCGTTAATGTAAATCGGTTTACGGAAGTCAAGGTTCAACACGTCAACGGGAGTAAGCTGTACAAATAACTTGACTTTCTTTGCATCTTTGTCGGTGTATAGCTTTACATAATCCAACCAAAAGCGGTTGAATAGGTTGTTGTTGGTGTACCGGTAAATCGCTCCGGTAGTTTCGTCTGATTGGTAGTACAACTCCCGTGGAATACCAAAGCATAAATCCTTTGTTGGATTGTACGGATTGTCCAAAGTACCCGCGTATGGATAACTGGTGTATTCCGTTCCTTCAAAAACAAACTCGGTTTCACTCGGAAATTCAATGTACTCATGATAAAGAATGCGAAGATTTGGAGTGACTGGTTTCACATCCAACGTAACATCCCCACCGCTTGCAGTTCCTTTGCTATCGATGTCGTAATAGCGTGCGTAAATGCGTGGGCTTGGTGAAAATCCAACCATTACGCTATTGCCAAAACCAACGTCTTCGGATTGCTCACCGTTGCTAAATTCGTTTGAACTAACGTACAACCGTGAACCGTAACTTGATTGGTACGCACTTTGGTAACGTTTCTCAAAGAAGCCACCTGCATCCTTGTAACTAAATATGTACGTTTTCGGATTCATGTATCCGCACGGCACGACTTCATAACCTTTCTCAATGTCCCACTTAGAAGTCCAATCAAGGTAGTTGGAAGTATCGTAAAAGTCCGAGAACGGTTCAATGTAAAGTTTCTTCGGGTCGTACTTATCAGGCATGATAAACAAATTGAACATACGAACCAAGTACATAAGGAAATCGGATTGCTTAACCTTGGGTACAATCGTTTGGTTCATATCCCATGTATCGCCTGGTTCCATCTTGGGAGTGCCAGCAAGTTGGTTAAGCCAATACGTGTTGGAGCTGTCAATGTTGATCGTATAGGTAAGCGCACCACCGGTATATCTTATTTCATATTGATCACCAATACTTGCGGTATCTTGAATGAAAAAATCTTGGGTAATGGTCGTGTTTGCTGGTGTGTTAACATCCCAAAGAACTACCATGTTAGCACCAACACTTGAACCATTTTTGTAAAGGTTAGAAGTCAAGGCTACTTGCGTTGCAGGTCCAGTACTTTGAACCAAGGTAGCTGTAACTCGTAATTGAAAGTTGTACGTACGATCGGCAGGTGCAATAAATTTCTTTGTACCGGTATTGTAGTTTCCACCATTAAAATACGGCGATGGCGAAGAAGTACCAAACTGGAATTGAGTAACTGGACTCAGGTTATTTAAAGTCAAATCACCATTCAATCGAATGAAAAATAAATTATTAAAAGCTTGTTCTTGCGTAATGTAAGGCACACCACTTACACCATACGGAACGATCAACTGCTTAAACCATTGCGAGGTAAGGAAGTCACTAACGTAAGTAAATCCCGCTCCGTCAATAATCTTGTCAACGTACTTCTTAACGGAAATTGCGGGGTAAAAATCACCCGTGGTAAATACATCGGCATAAGGTGAAGGTGCTTGTGTACGTGTGAAACTCGCTTGGCCGTAATCAATAGCAGGGTAATAGTAATCATTTCCCGTACTTCCAACCGAATTGTACCACGCATCAACTACATTCGCCCCTTCCCATTCATGGTTCAATTCGCTGAAATCTAAGTCAGTCAATTCGCTATCGCCTAACTGCTTAAACAAGTTGACGTTCTCACCATACAAACCAAGTTCATACGTCTTAAATTGTCCGTCACTCTTAACCGCCAACAACTGCGCAATACCATTGAACACCTCAACACCATTCTGCAACACGTAAGCATTCACCCTCACGCTCGGATCAAATCCGATTACCCACTGATCAAATCGGTAAATAGAACCAAACACATTATCGTTGTTTGGAGTGCCAGGAATTTCAATGGTTCTGCTAACCGTTCCTTTGCGCTCTACGGGGTTTTCTATGTCCGTAATGGAATAGGTTAAGCGAATGTCGATATCGTCGCTTAAATCCAATCTTTGCCCGTCTATGTAAAGTTCTGTTATCATAACGGCATCGCTTCATCAAAGGTGAATTTGTAAGTCATGGTTAACGTGTGCAACTGATCGAAGTCACGTTTCCAAACATTGTAAGCCGTATCGGTTACCAAAATGGGAACTAACATCGGCGTTGGTGTACCGCTAACATCAAACACCATCTTAACCCACAAACGAGGTGAGCGCACCATTTCAGCTAACCACTCAAATTCTACATCGGTAAGCCAATCACTTGAAACGGTAAACTCCTTCGAGTAATCTACGTTTACATTGAATCGACTGAAACTGCTTTGATTGTACGAATACGTTTCACCCATCGTGAGTAATGGCTTACTCGCTTCAATTCGTTGGATGCTTTGCCGTTCTCGATTCGGTTTATTGAATACGTAACTATCCACACCACCTAATTGATTTTGGAAATGCACCTCGGTAAGATCGTATCGTTGGCATCGTACATTCAACAAAACGAAGTATTCAGCACTTTGCAACGTCAAATCATTTGCAGCCTTGGAAAGCGTCAAAGAATAATAACCATCGTCGAAAGGAAAGTCAATATCACCACCTTGGGAATCCGAAGCAAATGCGCTCGGAATAGCGTACACCTCGGCCGGCATGAATGGAACGGTAATAACGCTGTGATCATTTGGATCGCTCGCACTGTGAT